GGTAGGGGGAAAGGCATTGGTGGAGACGATGCTGGCAAAGCTGTAACCGCCTCCCCCGGCCACGACGGAGTTGAAGTTCAGCTCGTCGCTGTATTCTTTCGCCTTTAAGTCCACCTGGATGCTGTTGGGGAACTGCATCGAGTCCTTTCCCCAGGTACCTGTCACCTCGTAGCGCGTCTCGCCTAAGTCGGACAGCCACCGTTGGATGGCTGCCACCAGGTTGGCCACGTTGCCGGCAGCATCGACAACGCCGTATGTCCCGCTGTGCGTCTGGGCGAAATAATAATTAGGCGCCAGCGTGCCATTGTAAGTGGCGGAGGTGAAGCGTGCCGTCTGGCCACGGAGGGTGATCTCGAAATAATGGCCCTCCGGAACGGAGGCACCGTCATTGAGCCTTGCTTTAGCGAATCTTGCCATTTATTCCTGTGCTGTGAATTTATCCTGCTTGAAGCGCAGGGAGGGGTTTGCCCCCTGCGTGAAGAAGAAGCTGAACTTGGTGCCGTGGTAGTTCTCACCCACCGGCCCGACCCGCTCATTGCTGATGCCGTTGAAGGTCATGAACTTCTTGGGCAGCGTGAAGTCCTGGTTGATCAGGTGCACCGTCGCGCCCATGATATCCTCGCCGATCTCCTCAGTTTTGTCCAGCACCTGCTCCAGGCCGTCGAAGTCGCCGGCCTCCACTTTGTGCAGGATGATGAAGGCACCGTGGCACTCCCTCGTTTTCTGGTCGCCCATGCTGTCGGCGTAATCCACCTCGTAGCTCTGCAGGATCATGCAGTAGCCGGGGGAGAGTTTGTCGCGCATGCCGTCGTAAAACTCCCGCGCGTCCATGATGCGCTGCAGCGGGTCTGAGCTGAGCACCACGCGCAGGAAGCGGCAGTCCTGGGAAGAGTGAAGGATATCGGCATGCTGCTCTGCCAGCTGCCGGAAGAAGGCGGTGTATTGGCTGTGTCTCATATGCCGCTGTTTTGGTTTTGCCGTCGCTTGATTTCCTCGTTTTCCCTGGCGATGCGCTGCATCTCCTTGAAGACCGTGTGCACGCGCTGCGAGGAGGTCTGCTCCAGGTGCCCGAATTTGCCCCCCGAAAGGCTCAGGAGCACATCGCCCCAGTCGCCCTCCGTAGCCTTCTGCTCGTTCGGCTCCGTGAACACCAGGTCATAGATGGTCTCCAGCTCCTTGCGGCAGCCACGGTACCAGGAGAGGATGGCGTACCTGGTGGGCTGCGGGAGGAGCTGCACCAGGGGAAGTCTATCCTCGATCAGGTTTTCGTTAAAATCCTCCCGGATGTCGCCTTTGTAGGCCGGGCTCTTTGGGTTGTAACCCTCCCGCTGCGGCCGGTAGAGGGTGGCGATGAGTTTATCCAGGAACAGCTCCTTGCCGTGTCTGGCATAGAGCGAGAAGTACGTGTCGGCGTAGATGAACTCGGCAAAGGTGAGGTTTCGGAAGCGCTCCAGCGGGCCGTGCAGCACAGTGGCTTCGTCATCCTCCAGTGGCCGAACACTGACATCCGGAAGAAGCTGCCTGGTGAGCTTGCTCTCCTCCAGAAAGTCCACGAGCGGATAGAGGTTCAGGCGCTGCACTGCCGTGAAGAGGTGCAGTACGCCCCACTTGATTTGTAGCAGGGCCTTCAGGAGCTGGAGTTTCTGGAGGTGGCCGGGCTCGCAGGAGAACTGGATGCGGATGATCTCCAGCAGCTGGTCAGGAGTTAGCTCGTTCCAGGAAGCAGCCACTTTCAGGTGTAGGATCACCTGTTCTTCCTTCGCTTTCAGGCTGGTAAGTGACCGCCGCTTGAGTTTATACTTAAGGGTGATATCGTGCATTCCGGTAGTGGTTTTCACGAATTTCACCCTCCGGAATGGCTAATAAAAAGACACAAAAAAAGCCCCAGGCAAGATGCCGGGGGCTTTCCATTGTTCACAATCAATAAAGTCTCTTAGCTAATGGTATCTCCGCTCTGGCGGTGTCTGATCCTGCGCAGGAACTCATGCAGGAAAAGCAGTTGCTTTTGCTCATACTCCCAAAGGGTAAACTCCTCTGAGGCATGTCTGGTGCAGATGGCCTCCATCTGCACCAGGGTAAGCTGGAGATCGGAAATGTTCGGGATGTTCTTCAGCAGCTCTATCAGGGCACCTAACACTGCCTCACTAATGTACGGCTCGTTGCGGATGAGAAACTCTTCTTTGCCATCCACGACCTGTACGGAGATGCTCATGACCGTTTCTTGCCAGAGGCATAGATGATGAACATTCCTTTGCTCAAGCGGCCGAAGCTAATCGGCGCGAGCTGTTTTTTCGGGGTAATAGTCGGATTTGTTTGCATGGTAATTTGGTTTGAAAACACAATTGCCCTGATAGTAATAGAGCTGCAAACAAATCCAGTGGATTTATAACGGGGCCTCGCGGTTTACCCACTCTACACTACCAGGGCAATTGCTATATAGTTTAAAACTACAATAGCCTTAAATAAAATCGCCACTCCCAAACCATCAGACTGGTTTAAAGTGGCGTCTGTCCCACTGAATTTGTTTGCACTTCAAAAGTGGGGAAAAATTCAGGATTCACAAAAAATGTATTGAAAAATGTTTCCTTGGATTCAAACAAAATATTCTGAATCCCTGGGTATAACTCTCCGTCCGTCTGATCAGCCGCCTCTTGAGCGGCCCTGCTGTACTTATTTCTCTGGTGGCCATCGTCTCTCAGAAATGTGCGCTTACGGAGCGGCCCCTGGTATCTAAGTGAGCCGTCATAGACGGGGCAGTAACGGGCGCAACTCGTCAACAGCGGCAATCCAGCGATCAGGGTGACAAAAAAGAGCTTCCTCAACAGGCCGTACCGCACCGCCAGAAGCAGTGCGACAGCAATGGCCAGCAGCACCAAAGCCCGCTTCAGCAGAATCCACGCCTCAGTAAGGAACCCTCCGCTTTGCGTCTGACTGGTGGGCTGCTGCACCCGGCTATCAGCCTCTGCGCCTTTCAGCAGCGAGTTGTCCGATTTGTCCTTGGTTTTGGAGTGGTCTGAGTTGTCAGACTTATCCTTGGTATACGTGTTCCCGCAGTTTTTGCACTTGCGGATTACAGCCTGCGACACAGGGGCTGTGCGAACCGCCTGGCTCTCGTTGATGCGCGTGTATACGAAGCCGTAGCCCAGATTGGCAGAGTCCCCTACCTGCATGCCCTGAAGCGCTTTGGGCAGCTGCACTACTTCCGAAGTTGGCAGGTTGTGGCGAAGGCACCCTGCCAGCAGCAGGATGCCCAGGATAAAGGGTAATAGTTTCTTCATTTAGCTAAAGTTGATTTATGAAACAGGTTGATTTTGCTCTCCGGAACTTGGCACCTTGCCATCTTCCTTATAGTCGACCAGCTTGCGCTTGATCCACTTGGGCAGGTAGCCCTTGCCGATGCGCTGCAGGTTCTCCTCAATGCTGATGGCCTCGCATGCCAGCATGTAGGCATAGAAGCCACCTTTCAGGAACGGCACCACCAGGTGCACCACCGGGTTGGGGGAGCCGTCGATCATGTGCGAGGCCAGGCCGTGGATGATGATCAGGCCCACCACGTACATCTGCAGCTTCTCGAACAGAGAGCGCATCTTAAAGCTGTGGATGCGCCCCAGCTTGGCGTTCACATACACGCCGGTGAGCGTGTCGATCGTGACGGCAACGGCCAGGAAGGGCACAAAGTCCCAGTCGGAAAAGACGTACTTGTTGAACAGCCCCAGCGCCTTGTCTAAGAAAGGCAGCAGCGGAACCAGGAGGAACAGGGATGCTCTCATCGTTTTACTTGATCAAGAGGTCAAATACATTCGGCAGCAGCTTGTTGAGCGCTCTCAGGGTCACCACGCTGTTGGTCACGTCGCGGTAGCCGTCGCCGTTGATGTCGGTGTGCGTCTGGCCCACCAGGATGCAGCCCAGTATCTGGGTGTGGTAGTTGCCCTGGTGAATCAGGATAAACTCACGGCCCAGCACATCCTGGATATGGAAATGATCGCCGTACTTCGGGCTGCGGCGCTTGCGCACCCTGTACTGGCCCTTCGGGATGCAGCTCCTCTGCGAGAGGTTGTTTAACCAGGGTAGCTCCAGTGTCTTGCAGCTAAAAACATTCTTGCCTTCTTTGAGTATGACAGCCTCCCCCAGTGTCTGCTTGGCATCGGAGGGCTGGCGGGTGATTTCGAATAGGAATTGAGACATGTGGCTAAAAGTATAAGGGTGGTATAAGGGTGATTAGATGAAGGCGAAAACTCTGGTGTCGGGGCTGTTTCGGAAAACCACAGGGGCGGCGTCCGAAGGCGGTGTGTACAGGCTGCTGGTAAAGTAGGCCGCGTACTTCTCTGCTGAGGCCTGCAAGTTGAGGTGGTCCTTCAGCTTGACCAGGTAAGCCTGGCCGTCCTGGTAGGCATGCTTGATCTTCTCCCCGATGAAGGCATCGGCGTTGACGCTGGTCCCATGGCTTGTGTCATCCACCAGTTCCTCAAGGTTCAGCGCAATGGAGTCGCCGGTGAAGCGGAAGCTTCGCTCCGGAAGCGCCTTCACCACGGTGAAGTGCGCCACGGCCGGCCGGATGTATTTTTCGAGCAGCTCCGCGTTCTCCTGCCTGATCTCTCCGGAGGCGATCTCAGCCTTCAGCTCCTGGTAGAGCGCCGTGCCCAGCACCGGCTCCAGCAGGAACGGCTCCACCTTTTTGATGATGGAGACAAGTGACAGGTAGGTGAGCCGGGAGTCGCTGATGTTGTATTCCCGGCTGAACTCTGCGGCCGAATTGATGAAGAATTGCCTAAAGACAACTGCTGCGGAAGAAGTCGCCCAAACCGCAAAATCTTCGTGTTTTTTTTGCTCCTCCAGGAATTCAAGCACCGACTCCAGGCCATTATAGCCTTTGGCGACGAAGTTCATCTTCAGCTCGCGTACCTGGTACCGGAAAGCGGCATTCTCCGATTTAATAAACCCGGCATCCGACAATTGCACCTGGTTCACGGCCATATAGCTGAGCATGGCTAAGTTTGCCAGCGCAAACTGAACCAGCTCCAGTAATTCTTTCTGCAGGTCAGTCAGCGTACCGGCCTCGTACTTCGAGTGCAGATCCTTGTAGAGCGCCGGTCCCAGATGCTTTTTTATCTGGTCGCGCTCCACCAGCAGGATATCCGGCATGACGGTTTCAAGCGGGGTGCTTTTGTTAACCCGCACATGCTTGCGGAATTCTTCTATGGTTTTGATCAACGCCATTATTGCCTGTGTTTTAGTTGAAAGCCGATCGGCTGTGGTTCCTCTGTTTTGCGCACCATGGCCAGCGGAAAGCGGCAAAAGTGCGCCTGATGGTTTTTGTCCAGCCAGACGCACTCAACCTGCAGCGGCCTGAGCAGGTCAGGGTTCTTTTCCGAGGGCGTGCGGGCCACTGTCATGCAGCAGGCCGCACTGGACCTGAGGCAGACGGTGTCGCCCACCTCAAAGGCTGTTGTTGCATTCTGCGCCATCCTATGCGGTCTCCTGCTGAACCTGCTTGCCTTTGTCCAGTGTCATGATCAGCGGGTTCTGGAAGCGGAACTCCAGCTCCTGCGGCCAGCCGTTGTAGTCGCGCACCAGGTTGAGCGGCTCCAGCACCAGGTCCTGCTCGAAGCGGGAGGTGGAGACGAAGTTGTTGAAGGCGACACGGGCATCGGATCCGGATCCGGCTCCCATGCCTTTGCCGGGGGAGATGCCCTGCAGGGTCGGGGCCACCCCAACGGCCGTGTATATATGCGAGGCAGCCTCCTGCGAGTCCTCGATGTAGATGCCGTCCTTGAGTTTGTCATCAATGGCGGTGATTTTGAAGGCGGCAATATCCTGCTGCGTCTTCGGGTCGCGCACCGTGGTGGCCAGTATGGATTTGCCGGCGCCATCGGTGCCGGTCATGACCGCGTTAAATGCCTCCAGTTCGTCTGAAATAATCCGCCTGCGGTCTTCCACAGATTTGGCCTCCCAGTCGCCGTATTTCCAGCCCCAATAGGCGTGGTGCACCTCAATGAGGTACTTTACAGCAATCTGGTTTTTGAAAAGCTGCTTCTTGAACTCCGGGATAGCCTTGGCCACATCAAGCCAGCCGGTCACCCGGATGGAGTTCCAGCTAGCCAGCTGATATTCCGCCTTGCCAGGCGAGGGCATGTTGATAGGATAGATGTACTTGAAGCCATCGGTCCGGGAACGCAGGCCCTCGGCCGCGTCAAAATAGGGGTCCAGCACCGGCACTTTGGTAGTGTAGGCATCGTTGATGTTGGCTCCGTTCTCCCAGTTGGCGTTAATGTAGACGTAGTTGATCACACCGTTTGCCTTGGGCTTTGAGAAGCGGCAGAACACCGAGTCCTGCTCGGTGAGCAGCACGATCTTGCTGCGGTCCTTGCTCAGGATCAGCTCCGGAAAACCATTTGCGAAGTAGCTGATGTCCATCAGCGCCTCCATAGCGTAGCGGCCGATGTTGGAGCGCTTGAGGAACTGGTCCACCTCCGGGATGCGCTTGCGGACAAAGCGCTCGTTGCCCTGATCGTCGTAGCCCTCGACAATGCCGTACACCACGCCCGAGCCGTACCAGGCCTTCGCCTTCCAGGAGAGCGTGGAGCTGAGCACCGTGTTGCCCTCCACGTCTTTCATCACCTTCTGCGGGAAAAGATTGTCCTCCCCCCACAATGCGATTTCGTCGCCCATGGACTTAATCACCGGCGTGGTGGAGAAAACCCCAGGAGCCTCACTCGGCTTTGCTGAGGTTAAAAGGCCGGAGGCGGCATTCGTTCTGAAGATGGCGCGTGAGCCGGTGGAGTAGGCGAAAGTGCCCTCTTTGTTTACAACTGTGCTCATATGATCACTTTCATTCCGTTGAATTGAATGATGAGCCAGATGCTGCACTTGCGGATTTTGCCGCTCGGCACCACCTTCAGGTTGCGGGTGTAGTTCTCGTAGTGGTATGGGTTTTTGGAGGAGGCGGTTGGAGTAGCCTTCTTGCTGCCGGCAGAGGCAGCGTGCTTGGCCGGGTCAGACTGGTTGCCGGTTTTGTAACAGCGCTCCAGGTGCACGATGCGGCCGCCTGTGTTCTTCTTCCTGTTGCAGGCCACATAGCGGATAGAGAACGGCTCTGTGGCTGTCTCCATTAGCTCCAAAACTTCCTTTAACCTGATGATGTCCTTGCTCATTAAGGCGAATTTCATCAGCTGAAAGGGCTAAAAAAAAGACACAAAAACTGCCGGGACGGCCTACAATTCCAGAGCAAAAATTATTTACAACTTTACCCTTCAAAATATTTAGCCTGAAAAGTTGCCATCTCAGCCTCGGTAAATTCCAGTCTCAAATTTTTTCAGCAAAAATCGCGCTTACAGCCAGCCTGCTGAATTTTTGCCCTCTCAACTCACTTTTCCAGTCTCAAAATCTTGCTTCTCCCCCCGACGGTGCACTGACGCGGCGAGGCAATTGCACAGGCCGACCTCGGTGATATATGACAGGGCACCCCAACAAAAAAGCCGCGGCCTGATCAGGCTGCGGCTCTTGGCTCGGTACTTATGTGATGGTCATGTGATGAGCTGGCTTGAGAGGTCAAGCATGAGCCTGGTCACGCGTTCTCTTCCTTCCCTGGTGCCCAGGCTGGCTGCCAGGGTGAAAAGGATCATAGCCACGTCGCCATGCTCATCCCTATTAAGTTGTTCTATCCGACCGGCCATTGCTGCCAGTTGTTTGGTGATGTCTTCGGTGCTTTGCATAATTGAAACTTAACTAAGTTTTGTCTTTTTTCATCCCCTAAGCAGACATAATTATCAACCCTGAGAAGTCCGGCTCCACGTTCACAATGTGCTTATCAATAGAGAGGAAGTGCAGGTCAACCGTATCAGTGAAGTGGGTGGCTTCCTGACCCGGTACCGTGAGCTTCTTCTCACTGCTCTTGTCCTTCATGATCTCCCCATCCCGGCCCTGCTTCACCGGGGCCAGGCTCATGGCCGTGAGCACATCCTTGCAGTTATCCTTGTTAAACCGGATGGCCGGTAGCCTTGGATCCTTCTCCCCCAGGTACTCATGTGCCAGGTGGTACCTGGTCTGATGCGGTGGTACCCGGCCCATGTTCACGATCCTTATCCTCCAACGTGCCTTCCGGAGGCGTTCAGCGAACTGCTCGTTATAGGTAAGGTCAGAGTCAGGCCTCCGAGCATTACCCCACTCAGCGTCCTGTATAAAGACAAACTCCTTGTTCAGGTGCGGCTCATAGTATTCGATGAACTGATCAGCCAGGTCATTGATGAGTTTCGGGTGCTTCACATACAGCCCCTTCAGGAACCGGTACTCCCCAGGCAGGTGCTGGGCAGCAGAGAGCACCGATATCTTGGAACCCCAGTCCACAGCCCCACGGATCGGCTCAGTGGCCACACAGTCACTGTCCATTAAACAGTTTTTCTGCTGCAGCTTCCGGAGATTGAAGTCCAGCCCGATCAGGTAGTCGTTATTGTTCCGGTCGAGGGCATGGCGCTTCATATCCAGCATCGGGTAAAAGCCCTCTTCCACAGTGCCGGGCCTGCGGTTGAGCACCTCGGTCAGGAACACGAAATCCGTCAGCTCCAGGCGCTGCTGCTCCAGGTACTTGAGGCCGAGGTTGCCAATGTTGTCAAAAGCGTTCGCCTCTGAATAAAGCATGCCTTTTTCGTCCGGAACAAAGCGGATCAGCTTACTGATCTCCTGCATATCGGCCCAGGCGCGTTTCCTGAAGTCCTGGTCGCGGCTGTCGATGAACCTGAGCTGCAGATCAGTGATTTCCTTCTGGAGGGAGAGCAAATCGTACTTATCGAGTATATAATTGCCTGCCTCGATCAGCCAGCGGCCCTGGTCGCCGTAAGGCATGGACGAGAAGTGAAAAACGCCGTGGTGAAGCGGGTTTTTCTCGAAATAGCGCCTGTTGCCCCGGTTACCGGCAGAGACCTCCTTGTCAAAGCGCTCTTTGTTCAAAAGCAGCGACTCATCGCAGATGATACCGTCCAGGTTGTTACCCCGCGCCGAGGATCCGTTGGCGTCCTGCGTCACCAGCTGGATGCAGGCCCCGGTGTAGAAGTAAATCGCGTACTGGCTATCCAGCGGCGGCTCATAAGGCTCTGGCCACCGGTATTTGGCCGGTGGCTTTCTGCCCACAAAATAGTGCTTGTCCTTGATGTAGCCGATCCGCTCGAGCGAGGCGATGGTGGAGGGCAGCGTCACGGCAAGAATCTGCTTATAGGTGCTGCCCACCAGCACCCACTTACTGCGGGGCATGGTCTGCACGATCAGGTGAATCAGCCAGGCGATCAGCGAGGACTTACCGGTCGCACGGCCCCAAAGGGAGATGGCTGCGGCCAGTTTGGTGATGATAAAGCGCAGCTGAGGCCTGTTAAACTTCAGCTGCCTGAAATCCTTGTTTGGATTAGTCTTCATCTTCCTCCTCCGGCTCTTCTATCACATTATTCAGGATGTTGTCGATGGACTCATCCCCCAGGCCCATGGACTCCACGGCATCCACCACCTCGGCATACTCATGCTCCGGAAGCGAGGCGATTTTGGAGGTGTCCAGCGTGAGCGGAGCCTTGCCGGCACCGGCCGATATCTGGATCAGGTACGTGTGCGCCTGCAGCAGCTCCGCGTCGAAGGCGGAGGTATCCTCCGAGTGCAGCCCCTTAAGCATGGCCATGTTCTTGATGGCCGTGTTCATCTGCTTCAGATCAGGCGGCTTCATAGTGGCCGCCAGCTGGAACACCTTCATGGAATACTCATAGAGGATGTGGCGCAGGCCCTGCTTATTGGTCTGCGTCACGTCCCCGAAGAGCCTGGTGGCGTGGTTGAGCATGCGGTAGGCCGTGGCCCGGCTCAGGTCGAACCGGCTCATCAGGAGCGGCACTGACTGCTCAAAGGAGTGGTAGTTCACCAGGAGCGACCAGGCCGCCTCAATCTGAGACCGCTTGGCGCGCTCGGTCTCCGTCAGCGCTGCCTCCGCCTCCTCATTCAGGTAGGAGTCGAAGAGCCGGTCCAGGAGCGTGTCCTTCGTCTTACTGGCTGAATTGATTAAGTTCTGACTCATGCAGCAGGGTGCCGTTGCGTTTAACTGAAAAGGGAAGGTTGTTTTCTCTCATGTAGCGAACCCAGCGCCGCACCTCCACGTCCACGTAGCGCGGGTCCAGCTCGGTGCCCCGGCACTGGCGCTGCAGCTGCTCCGAGGCGATGATCAGGCTTCCGGAGCCCAGGAAACCGTCGAAGACGATGCCCCGGCGCTGGGTGCTCAGCTCCAGCATGTAGCAGAGGATCTCGACCGGCTTCATGGTGGGGTGCTCGGCGTTGCGGCTCGGCCGGTTGAACTCCAGCACTGTGCTCTGCTTGCGGTCGCCGTACCACTTGTGCGCCGCGCCCTCTTTCCAGCCGTAGAGGATCGGCTCGTGCTTCCAGTGGAAGTCCTGGCGGCCCATCACGATGGCCTGCTTCACCCAGATCAGGCATTGGGTGAGTTTCAGGCCGGCGTCTTTGAACGCCTGGCGAAAGTTGGCTCCCTCTGAGTCGGCATGGAAGACGTAGATCGGGGCACCGGCCTCCATGAAGGCGTAGCAGTTGGTGTAGAAGTCATAGAGGAACTGGTAGAAATCGGCGTCCGGCATGCTGTCGTTCTCGATCTTGAGCTTTTCCTCGGTTGCCCCGGTATAGTTCACGTTGTAAGGCGGGTCGGTGACGGTGGCGCTGGCCAGCTCTCCCTGCATTGCCTTCTGGACCGTGTCTGACTCAAGGGAGGAACCGCACACGACCACGTGCTTCAGCCGCTTGGAAGAACTCTCCAGCTCGTACACATCACCCAGCACCGATATCGGGACTTTCGGCGGCTCCGGGTCGAACTCGCTTTCCTCCTCCGGGTGCAGCTCCTTGAGCACGGAGTCCGGCATCCGGAACTCATCGACGTTGAGGCCGAGCGCGCCCAGGTCGATGTCGCTGAACACGGTCTCCAGGATATCCACGTCCCACATGCCCACCGAGATGTTGGAGGTGACGTTGTACTCCTTCAGCTCCAGCTCCGAGAGCATGCGGTTCGGGTAGCGCACATCGATGGTCTCCTCGCCCCGGCCCAGCAGCACCATGATCTTGAGGCGCTGGTGGCCGGCGATGAGCGTGTTGTCCTGGTTGATCACCGGAATCTCCACCAGGTTGAACTTCTCCAGGCTGACCTGCAGCTTTGCCTTTTTCTCTTCCGTCAGGATCCTCGGGTTATGCTCGTAAGGCACCAGGTCAGTGACCTTGCGCTGAACGGTGATCCATTCCAGCGCAGCGGTTTGGGTTGTCATAAGTCTTTGATAAGGGTGGTAAGTCTTTCTATTTCTGTGTTGATTGTCTCCAGCTCAGCTTCCTTCTCAGGCTGTTTTTTAAGCTTTGAGCGGGTGGAGCGCAGGTTGTTGCGGTACTGGATCAGGGAGGCCTTGTCGGTTTCGTCCACCTTCGCCTGCTGCTTTTCCTCTGGAAGCCGGCCGTGCTCCAGTACATGGGCCCGCACCTGCAGCAGCTTTTTGATCTGTGCGCTCAGCTCGTGGATCCGGAGGGCCATCTTCAGTCGCTCCTGGTCGTTGAGCCGGGGCGAGTCCAGTTTGGCGTGCGTCAGCATGCGCTCATCGAAGAGCGGCCGCAGTTGCGCCATTACCTGCTCCACCAGCTCCGGGCTGGCAGGAATATTTTCCTCTGGTTTTGCGGAATATGCCGGTGCCTTTTTGCGGGGCTTAGTAGCAGCAGGTTGGATGTGCGGGGCACTGGTGTCCTGAACAGGAGCAGTGGCCACTAGTTTCTGGAGGGCCTCGAGGAGCTTGTCGCGGTTAAAGGAGGATGGCCCGGAGGAGAACAGGCGCTTGAGCACGCTGCTGGTACCGTACTGCTCGTAGAGGGCCACGCCAGTGGCATAGTCCCGGCCACCTGATAGCCACCTGTTGATTTCCTGCACCATGCCCCAAAAGTATCCGGGCAGCGGCAGGTTTGAAAAGACACAAAAAAAGCCCGTGACCAGTAGCCAGGGCTTTTTTTGCAACAGATTACCTTAAACTTTCTTTTTGCGCTGCGGTTTCGGCTTTGCCACCAGGTAGGCGGCAAGCACCCCTGAGAGCACCAGCTCGTCTGCCTCCTGCAGCGTGAGCTCCGTCAGGTCTATCTCCCGGTTACCCCGGAGAATCCTGGTGTGGTGCGTGCCCAGCGTATACTTGCGGGATACCTCGGCTTTAAGCTTTCTGGCTGGCCGGCTCATCTATTAGGGGGCAACCACAACCTCACGCTTCAGCGCAACGGCTCCCTCGTAATACAGCAGTCCTGCCTGGTAGCCGGTCACCTTGAAGGTGTAGCCACGGCGGCCACCGCTGAGCTTGGCCAGCGAGAAATCGCTCGGGATGCTCATGCCCAGGCCCTCAGTGCCCCACTGCAGCCACTTGCCGTCCTGCGTCTGGGTCAGCACCACGCATGGCGTGTTGCGTATCCAGCGGGCAAACTCGGCCGCCTCCTTTTTGATGCCGGGGTGGAAGAACTCAAACTCCACCTTTCCGCCGTAACCGTCGATATCACCGATGGTGGTGATCTTCGGCTCAGAGGAGTCCTGGGTGGCGTAGCACTCCACGAATCCGAAACCAGGCTTAAACAGGTGATCACCGGCGATGGTCACGCTGTCACCGGGGTTCACCGGTGGGTCGATGGTCTTCTTCAGGCCGTTTAGGGCAAACCACAAAAGCGGCGCAACCAGCACCCTGGAGGTAATGCCTGCCGGGTTGTCCTCGCCTGCGGGAGGCAGTAAGTCTACAAAATCCATTCTCTATCCTCCTTATTTAGACGGTTCAACATAAGGCACCAGCAGGCCTGAGCCTACTTTCACCAGCTGATCGATAAGCTCTTTGTCTTTAGCCAGCTCTTCAGCTTTCACATCCACGCCGGTCTCCGGGTGCTGAAACTTAGCAGCCAGCACCTGGTACTTTTTCTTCTTGCTGTCCTGGACAACAGGAAGCGGCTTGCCTTTCTGGGCCTCCGCCAGGGCAAGCTTCTCATTCTGCTCATCCAACAGCGCCGCCTGCTCCTCTTTTTCTGCATTGGACTCAGCCAGCTGAGACTTGAGTGCGGCAATCTGCTCCTCGAGGGTAAGTTCTTTTTCGGCCATTTTAATGGTCTCCTTCTTTTAGATTAAAACTTATTTAGCTCAAACAGGATCCGGCTACACAGTAGCCAGATCCTGATCGTTTGTAAACACGATCTCCGGGATCACGAAGCCCACGCCTCTTGACCAGTCGGAGAACATCTTCACTTTTCTGTCCACGCTCTCGATCTGCACCGTGTTCTGGTTCTGCGTGCGCTTGCCCAGGTGGATGGCGTTGCCCTTCGGCGTCATCCAGAGCTTGTTTGCGCCGGCCATCGAAGG